CTATGGTTGGTGCTACTGTAGCTGTAGCTGTTTCTATCGAGGAAGCTGCTAAGAACGGTAAGTTCTAAGTTTTACGATTTTGATATGTGTACAATTTTAATGTGTACACATTGAAAAAAGGCATTTGTACACATTTTGTACACATTAGGATTTAATGTGTACAATGAGATGTGTGTACAGATGCCTTTTTATTATAGTGTATTTAATATGTCCTTGTTGCGCTCACGCATGGTTTCTGTGACATGGGCGTATATATCAAGAGTGGTTGCTACATTTTTATGTCCCAGACGCTCTTGTACATATTTAACATCAGCTCCTTTGGCAAGTAAATTAGAAGCGTGTGTATGCCTGAGAGAATGGAAATCAAGCTCAGTGAAGCCAAGCTTGTGATGAATAACATTAAAACAGTGCATCATGGTTCTTGGCTGAATCCATGAGCCATCATCTCTTACAAGCACCATATGCATTGATTCGCCAGCCGGCTCATAAGTAAGTCTCTTAGAGTCATCTTCAAGTGTCTCACAGTAGATATAATTGTAATATTCATTATAGTACTGTTCACATTCCTTTTCATGTTCGTACATCCTTTTAAGTTCCGAAAGCGTTGTATCATCAAGTTCTATGGTACGAAATGAATCATATTTAGGGTTTTCCAGATACCATTTATCATCATGATTCTGTACCTGTCTGTTAATGCTTAATATTCCATTATCAAAGTCTATATCATCCCACATAAGACCAAATATCTCACCCAGACGCATACCGCACCTATAAGCGAGAAGAAGTGGCATATGATATATATGTCCTTGTGCAAATGTTTTAAAGACAGTATCAAGCTGCTCATTAGTCCATACGACTCTTACTTTCTTTTTGGTTTTAACCTCTGCCTTTGCTCTTGGAAGCGGAAGAGAAATAGTTGCAGAAGGGTCATCATTAATAAATCTTGCAGTAGTCTTTGCGTAGGCAAATGACTTGGTAAGAATGCCCTTAACATTGCCGAGAGAGTTTCGCGACATTCCGGTATTAAAAAGATTATTTATAAGCTCCTGGAGAAGACTTGGCTCTATGTCTTTAAGATAATATGAACCAATAGCCGGCTTTATATATAAATCAATTTTCTTTTTGTAAGTTGATGCCGTATTAGCTTTAAGATTGACCTTGCAATAATTATCAATCCAGTAATCCATGTAATCAGATACAGAGATATTAGATGGAGTGAAGCTCTTGCCAGTCTGTTTATATTGTGTGTATGCGACCATACCGGCTTCATATGCCTCAGATTGGTTCTTAAATCCGCTCTTGGTAATCCACTTCCTTTTGCTATCTACAGGGGCAGATTCGAAACGATAGGCCCATAGATTGCCACGCTTATATGTAAGAACCTTAGATATTTTCTTTTTCATATTAATCATTCCTTTCTGTTTTTGGGAAGTTGCACTGGTGCAACAGTAAAAATGGGTATAAAAATTACACCTACTTGCAAAAGCGGTGTTCAGAATGATATAATATGGCTTGTCTAGGGCGATTATATCATTGAGCACAGCTTAATTGTAAGTCGCGGGTAAAAGCTCTTGTGTTGGTAGCACAGGGGCTTTTATTTTTATTCTGTTTTTGCCGATAATCCCTGCAGATAAGCAAGCAAATAAGGTGATTTTTCTTCGGGTAACTGTTCAATAAGCATTAAAATCTGTTCTTTTTCACTCATATTAATACCTCCATATACTATTGTCTCATTTTCAGACTTTCTCTATATTGTTCTGCATCTGGGATATCGACAAATTCAACAGTCTTGTCATAGTTTTGTCGTATAACATCTTTTATTTCATCCAATGTAACATTGAAAAATTCTCTTCTATGGTTGACCATATTAACCTTACGATTTTCAAAGGCTTTATGTAGAGCATTCTCAAGTGCAGGAGCATCATCAGAAAATATCATTGCATGCACATCAAAATTGAAAGGAACGGACGCATCACCTAATTCATCAACTCTATCTTGAGGGTTAAGACGGCGGGTCATACCAATTTTGTAAATATTCTCACCAAATGCACCAATATTAGAAATAACATAAACATAACCAGCACGCTGATTAGCTTCTCTATAATCTAAGTCTTTTATTTTCACATCAATAACACCAAGTTGTGATTCAAGCTCATTTTTCTTTTGTATCAGCTCATCAGAAGGCGTAGGAGAAGATTCAATTTGTTTTAAAACAGATAGCAAAGCGTTTTGATAATGATTACGCTCTTTATTAATAGCTTTTCGTTGTTCTTCTATTTCCTTTTGTAGCTTGGCAGCTTCACGAAGAGCAGCTCTAGCCTCTCTTTGTTCCTCTTTTTCTGTTTGTTTTTTCTGACGATATTCAAAAGCAAGATGTAATTCATCTACTTTAGCCTGATAGTACTCATTGGATATTGAAATCTGCATCATTTTTCCTAGTCGTGATATTGCGTTGCGAGAGGTTGTAATTCTTTTAAGCGACATATCAAAATTATTGTATTTGACGTTATTTATTACCTCATCACATTCGCTATTAAAAGCTCTTAACAAAAGTTTTTGAGTATCACTTACCATCTTAGAACCTTTTTGTAGGCTACCATTAACTTGCCAATTAATAGCACCAGTGGCAGCAGTACCATTTTTTATCATTTGTTTCTGTCTATCCCTGATGGCTGTTAATTTTTCTTTATAGCCATCAGATGTGGCGAAATCATAAATAGGTGTATACAAACCAAACTCTTGTACAAGTACATCGTCTTGCATAATAATCAATTTTGATTTTGTTTCATCTATAAGGTCAAGAAGATTATTGTATTCCTGTCCTTTATCGTTAATGCGATTATTCAAATTATCAAATTGTCCCTGTAAATCATTAACCTGAGCTTTTAGTGATTCTATATGCTGTGATAAATCAAAACTAGTCTGCATTTCTGGAGTGATCATTTTCTTTAATTGTTCGTTTTCTTCACGAAGTTTTTTAGCGTTTAATATATCAGATAATCCCATGTTTTCTCCTATTCAAATAATTCCATAATATATAATGATGGTTGAAATCCAACAACATAATTGTCTACTTGCACGGATATGCCATATTTAGAACGGTAACATTCAATAGCGTCACTTAGAAATTCTTCTGTTACATTTAAGTAATCTGCCATATCATGTAAAGTTCTGCAATTGGCCTTATAACAATTAATAATACCTTGCAAACCAACTTGTCTGTTATATGCCCACAGACGGGCTCTAGCTTCTTGCTTTCTGTTACCAGTGTCAGACATATCTAAGATATTTCCGGTTGAGGTGTAGAAATGTCCTAATTCCTCTGCAAGTACACAGGTTTTTTCTTTTTGTGTTCTTAAGCTATTACTTATAGCAACAGAGCCATCACAATATAATCCTTTTATTCTAGTTCCCTTCAAATTGTAGTCATCATAAACTGTAACATTATTATCGTTTGCATTGGATAATAATTTCTCATAATCAGTCAATAAATCATCCCCTTAGTTTTTTCTTTTTGACTTAACAAAATTAGCGAATTCTTCTATCTTATTTAATTCCTCTGGCGTAAATCCATCTCCATCAAAATGAGCAGCTATAGTATGAGGTTCTTCTAATCCTAAAAGCACATCGGCAGAAACATTTAATACATCAGCAATTCGCTTTATAGTTTGAACATTAGGTTCTCTATTCCCACTCTCATATAAAGAATATGTAGATTTGGCGACCCCAATAGCTTCAGCAACTTCTTTTTGAGATAAACCTTTCTTTTCTCTTGCTGACTTTAAATTTTCGTTAAAAATATCTCCCATATTATTAATCACCGCCTTGAATTACATTTGTATGATTTGATTATATGAATGAAATGCAAACATGTCAATAAAAAGTTTACAAAATGCAAAGAAAACTATTGACAAGTTTGCAGATAGCAATTATATTATAATCAAAGTTTGCGTTATGCAAACACGAAAGGAGGAAACAAAATTGTTTAGAAACTTAGAAGCGGAACAAGCACGAAAAGGATATACAAATTCAGATGTGGCAAAATTATTAGGAATATCAAGAGTTTCTTATGAAAACAAGAAAAAAACAGGGAAATTTACAACATTTGAAATAAAGATTTTATGTAAGACCTTTAATGTGAAGTTTGATTATCTATTCGAGGAGGTGAGAGAGTGAGTGCGTGGATACCACTGATAATTTTATATGTATTAGCTGGTATATGTATTTTAGTAATGAGAAAAATACAGCCCGACAACAAAGAATATCTCATTTATGTTGTATGGACTGTATTTGTGTGTATAGCAATTACATTTTTTGTAGTTGTTCACGGATTAAGGGCGCAAGTTCATTAAGCTTAGAAGATGCTTCACCCCAAAGGTAATGTTTAATGTCATTGTTGAGGGCAATTATTTTATCTTGCAATTCATTAGGGAAATAGATAAGGGCGAGGGCATAAGCTTTACCATAATCGTTTAATGTTGCTGGTGATGCAGCAGCTATGCATTGGCATGTACAACGCAAGTAATCTTCGTAGATACCACGCTTATAAAAATAAGAATCTTTTTGAAGCTGTGCGGCATCATCTAATTTACGCATTTTACAAATGTGATGATTATTTAAGAGCGTAGTGATTATAGGCGAAATGATAGCACAGATAGCAATAATAACGGAAATTGTAACTGTTAAATCTACTTTAGGCATAAGAAAACTCCTTTCTTAAAACTAGGTGCTGTAACACCAGTAATTAAAGTATAGGAGCAAAAAGACATTTATACAAGTGATTACCTATTCAAGGAGGCGAGAGAGTGAATTATACAGCAATAGCGATAACAGCAATTATCTGCATAACAATATTGGTATTATGCCATGAACCTAAGAGGAAATAGATTAAGGAAAGGAGCAGGCTTATGAAGATAGCAACAATAAAGAGAGAGCCGGAGGATATGGTGTATACAGTGGAGGAAGTGGCAACAATCATGCGAGCTTCTAAACAGTATGTTTATACACTTATCAACGCAAATCAGATAAGGGTGCTTAAAATCCCTCATACAAGAATAAGAAAGTCAGAGCTTGAAAGATTCTTCAGGGATAACGAGGGAAAGGATTTAACGAATCCGAATGAACCAAAGGATATTGTAATTTAGGAAAGGAGGATAATATGCGGCGTGTAGGTTTAATAATATCTTACAACAAGAGAATTAATGAGAATCTTAGGAATGGTAATACGGAGCTGGCTGCCAGATGGTACACAAGGCTGAGATTGTTAGAGATATTCAGCTTTGTGCCGGAAGGAGCTTACAGGCTTCCAACTATATAAAAAGAGCTGCAGTGAGGCAACACCGCAACTCAGATAATAACTCAATGATAGTGTAGACCATTTTGGAGTAAAAAGCAATGTGGAATTATGAATGTAGTTACTGTGGTGCTCTTTTAGACCCTGGAGAAAAATGTGATTGCCAGGATAAGGAGAAAGAAAGACGCAGACAGTATATGGGTAATTTTAAGGAGTCCCGAAACGGGCAAATGGTATTTAATTTTGGAGGAAATAATGAGAACAACAAAGATTCAGATTCGAGACATACTGGGTATCAGGGAATTTAACATGAATGGTGAAAGCATAGAGCTTTCAGGCTCAAATGGTGTAGGTAAATCATCAGTACTTGATGCTATCAGATATGCATTAACTAATAAATCTGGGAGAGATGTAATTGTAAGACGCGGAGCTGTTGAAGGAGAAATTCTTATTGAGACGGATAGCGGATTATCTATTGATAGAAAGAGCCGTATTAATAGAGCGGATTACAAATCTATAAAGCAGAACGGGAGTGAAATAGGAAGCCCAGAAGCTTTTCTTAAGGAGATATTTACCCCTTTGCAGCTTAATCCAATAGAGTTTATGGCTATGGATAAGAAACAGCAGAATGCAATCATTTTGGATATGATTCAGTATGACTGGGATATGAGCACTATTAAGCAGTGGTTTGGAGAGATACCGGCATGGGTTAATTATGACCAGAATATTCTTGCAGTTCTTAATGACATTCAGAGTGAAAATGGAGAGTATTACCAGAACAGAAGGAATATAGACAGAGACAGAAGAAATAAGATAGCGTTTATAGAAGATATAGGCAGGACACTTCCAGAAGGTTATGACGCTGAGAAGTGGAGAAATGCATCTGCTGGAGATATCTATAGACAGATAGAAAGTATTCAGCGTGATAATCAGCTTGTGGAGCGTGCCAAGCAGGTAATTGAGAACAAGAACAATAAAATCCGTAAGTTTGAGGCAGATAGAGAGATTGAAAAAGCTGCTATTGAAAGAGAGTTCAGTTCTCGTGATAAGCAGATAACTGAGGATATTACAAGACTTGAAGGACAGATTGTAAGTTTAAGGCAGGAACAGAGCAGTCTTGCATCTAAGAAGGCAGACAAGCTTGCTATAGCAGATAAAACTTATGAAGCTTCTGTTGCTGAATATAACGCACAATGTGCTGAGTACAATGAGTATGCTGATAGAGATATAAGAGATACATCTGAACTTAGTAAACAGGCACAGGCTATTGAAGATATGAAAGCCCACATTAATGAGTATGACAGAATGGTAATGCTTCAGGATCAGGTAGATGAGTTGGCAGAGCAGTCACAGATTTTAACAGATAAGATTGAAAAAGCACGAACATTACCGGGCGAAATACTGGAGGAATGCAGTATACCAATTGAAGGACTTTCAGTTGAAAACGGAATACCTCTTATTAACGGACTTCCAATCAGTAATTTATCAGAGGGGGAAAAGCTGGATTTATGCATTGATGTAGCTTTGCAGAAGCCGAATGGAATACAGCTCCTGCTTATAGATGGTGTAGAGAAGCTTTCTACAACACTTAGAAATCAGCTTTATAAGAAATGCAAGGACAAGGGACTGCAGTTTATAGCAACAAGAACAACAGATGATACAGATTTAATAGTTACAGAATTATAGGAGGGTTAATTAATGGACAGTATGATACCGATGGGACAGCAGATGGCTGTTCCTAAAACATCACAGACAGAGATGATGATAAGCAGACAGGCACAGGAAGTTCAGGGAGCAATAGTAATGGCCAAGAAGTTCCCAAGAGATGAATATGATGCAATGGAGAGAATCAAGAGAACATGCCAGAGAGCAACTTTAGCAGAGCAGGCTATATATTCTTATCCAAGGGGCGGACAGACTGTTATGGGACCATCTATAAGGCTTGCAGAAGCTCTTGCTCAGAACTGGGGTAATATTGATTACGGAGTTATTGAACTTGAACAGAAGAATGGTTCTTCAGAGATGATGGCTTATGCCTGGGATCTGGAATCAAATACAAGAGTTACCAAGATATTTACAGTAGAGCATAAGAGAGACACTAGGAAGGGTACATATCAGCTTACAGACAGCAGAGATATTTATGAGGCAACAGCTAATTTTGGTGCAAGACGAATGAGAGCCTGCATTCTTGGAGTTATACCAGGAGATGTTGTTGATATGGCTGTTGGAGAGTGTAAAGAAACTGTTAGAAAAGGAATAGGCAAGGAGCCTATTAATGAAAGAGTAACCAAGCTTATTAATGCATTTAAAGTTGAATTCAAAGTTACAAGAGAACAGATAGAAAAGTATGCGGAACGTAATTGTGCGGATTTCGGAGAAGATGAATTTATTAACCTAAAAGGAGTATATAAAGCCCTTAAGGATGGACAGGCTAAAGCGGAAGATTATTTCCCAGTAGAAGAGGAAGTTCCTAATCCTATGGGAGGTGCTGCAGAATGATATTGACAAGTGAAAATTATTACAGTACAGATGCGGACAGAGAATACTTAAGTGTATCTCAGTATAAAAATTTTATTGGCTCGCTTGGTCGTCCTGGTTGTGAAGCCTATGCAATGGCTAAACTCAATGAAGAATGGGTTGAGAATATGGAAGATTCAGATGCTCTTATGGTTGGTTCTTATGTTGATGCACATTTTGAGGGAACGCTTGATGTATTCAAGGCACAGCATCCATGTATGTTTAAGAAAGACGGTTCACTTATGGCTAAATATATTAAGGCAAATGAAATGATTAACAGATGTGAACGAGATGAGTTATTTATGGCATATATGAGCGGAGAAAAGCAGGTAATAATGACTGCTGATATGTTTGGTGCTAAATGGAAAATTAAGATTGACAGTTATATTAAGGATAAGTGCATTGTTGACCTTAAGACATGCCAGAGCATAACCAAGACATTCTATCATGCTGATGCAGGAAACATGAATTTTCTGCATGAGTGGGGATATTACCTTCAGGGAGCTGTATATCAGAAGGTTGTGGAAATTAATACAGGAAAGAAACTGCCATTCTTTATAGCAGCAGTATCAAAGGAGAAAGAGCCGGATATACAGGTTATAGCATGTGAACAGTCTCTTCTTGATGAAGCTCTTGCAGAAGTTGAGAACAATGTGCCTAAGATACTGGCATTAAAGAATAATGACATAGATCCGGTAAGGTGTGAACACTGTGATTACTGCAAGCATACAAAGATACTTAAAGCTCCTATCTGGTCAAGTGATTTGATTGGGGAGGTATAGAATGAAAAGTGTTTTAACTAAATATAACGGATTCTGTATCTTTTGTGGAAAGCCTACACAGACAGAACATCATCTGTTGTTCGGTATAGGAATCAGGGAACTTGCAGAAGAAGATGGAGTAAAGATACCTGTATGTGATGCTGAACATAATATGGCAGGTGGTACAAGGCAGATACATGATAACAGCGTTGCTGAAAAGCTGAGTAAGATAGCAGGTCAGCTTGCATGGGAAAAAGAATATTATAGAAGTCTTTATGGGAATGAAGATGATCCTGCCAGAGAAGCTTTCAGAGAAAGATATGGAAGGTCTTATTTATAACTGCTGAATATATCACATTTTTCGCACAGCAGAATAAAACCAGTCTCCCGGTTGCATACTTACCGGGAGGCGGAAAGGAGAAAGATGTTCTATGCATTTACAATCAAAGGCACACTGCCGGGATTGAATGAATACCTTAAAGCGGAAAGATGTTTTCATAATGGACATTGTGACGGTAATGACATGAAACAGCAGTATCAGATGCTTATATCTAACGCAATAAGGCTTAAATTAAAGCGTACTCATATAAATAATCCAGTGAGGATTAAATATACCTTCTATGAGCCAAATAGAAAGCGTGACCTTGATAATATATCAGGTGTTGCACATAAGTTTATACAGGACGCACTTGTTAAGTGTAAGGTTCTGGATAATGATGGCTGGAACAATATAGTAGGTTTTGAAGACCATTTTTTCACAGACAAGCATAATCCACGAATAGAGGTGGTATTGGAAGAGGTGGTGCAGTGAGGACAGAACAGAGAATCGACTACATAAAACAACTGAACGGGTTTGAAAGGTGGCTCGAAAGTCATTACTTGCCGGGCTCAGCGCAGTTATTGTACTACAAATTACTTAGTATTAATAACATGGCTGGGTGGTGCGAGTGGATACAAGTAGATAACCAGCGAGTAATGTCTCGTTGTCAGATGTCAAGAGAGGCTACATTAGTCGAGAACAGGAACAGATTAATAGATGCAGGTCTTATAGAATTCCAAAGAGGTAAGAAAGGAAGTCCTAATAAATATAAAATTTGTACTTTCAAATCCGTAGGACAAAGCGTAGGAGAAACCGTAGTACAAACCGAAGTACAATCCGTAGGACAAAGCGTAGGAGAAACCGTAGCCATATATAAACATAAACATAAACAAAATAATATAGCGCCTGCGCGCGCAAAAAAATTTGCAAATTACGAACAGCGTCCGCCTAAGGACCCTGAATTTTATAATGCCCTGCTAGAGAACAACAGGGAGTAGGAGGATATATGATTGCAGAGATAATAAGCTTTATAGCCGGAGCAGGATTAGCAAGTGTTATCATCGGATTCTGTAAAGCTGGAAAGGACAACTAATGACACAGGAAACATTGTTAAAGATAGGCAAGCTGGGGCTTGCAATTGAAGATGGTGCAAATATGGTACTGGATATGTACAGAGTCAAGGAAGAACTTACAGGAGCAGATTTATTTAAGGGAGAGCCTAGCGAAGACAGAAGCCATTATGCAGGATATACAGAGCTGTACAAGCTCCCAGGCATGAAAGATATAGCAGATGATGCAATTGAGTATATCAAGAATCGCTTAGGTGAGGTTATCGAAGAACACTGTAAGTCTTTAGAAGCCTGTATATCAGCTCTGGGTGACGCAGTAACAGTAAAAGAGGACAAGCCGGACAGAAAGGCGAAGTCTCCCAGTAAAGAAGCGCAATGATGCTTTTGGGTTTTATTGTGCACAATGCGGTAAATATGTATCCGCAATAACGGTAAGCAGAGAGACATGGGGCTACAAAAGAAATTGTAAATATTACTGCTCATATAAATGCATGAGGGCAGCAGAGAAATAAGAATATCAGAAAGGAGCCTGGAACTCTGGCCAGAGTGATTCGTACGATGTTCCTTTCAGAAATGACATATCAGGAATTTTTAGAAAGCAAGATAGAACTTGCACAGGATAGCGGATTTGAAGTAAATCCGGCAGATATTAACAAAGCATTAAAGCCACATCAGGGGGATGCTGTCATATGGGCGCTTAAAGGTGGAAGAAGAGCGCTATTTGAAAGTTTTGGTTTAGGTAAAACCATACAGGAGATAGAATTCTGTAAACAGGTAATAGATCACGAGGGCGGAAGGGCTTTGATTGTTCTTCCACTTGGAGTAAAACAGGAATTTACACAGGACGCTGTGAATGTTCTTGGATATGATGCACCTGTTTATTGCAGAAGCATGGAAGAAGTAGAATCCTGTGACAGCAGTATTGTTCTTACCAACTATGAAAGAGTAAGAGATGGTGATATAAGACCGGATTATTTTGTTGCAACATCGTTGGATGAAGCAAGTGTTTTAAGGTCTTTTGGAAGCAAGACATACCAGATATTTCTTGATAAGTTCAAGAATGTTCCTTATAAGCTGGTAGCAACAGCAACGCCAAGTCCAAACAAATACAAAGAGCTTATACATTATGCCGGCTATCTTGAGGTAATGGATACAGGGCAGGCACTTACAAGATTCTTTCAGAGAGACAGCACTAAGGCAAACAATCTTACATTGTACCCGAATATGGAAGATGAATTCTGGCTGTGGGTTTCATCATGGGCGTTGTTCATAACGAAACCTTCAGATGTAAATCCGGAATATTCCGATGAGGGATATGTATTACCGCCCCTTGATGTAAAGTGGCATGAAATCCCAATACATTACGGAGATACATCTGATAAAACAGGACAAATGCAGTTATTTACAGAAGCGGCAGCAGGCTTGAAGGAAGCTGCAGAAGTAAAAAGAAACAGCATTGACCAGCGTGTTGAAAAGATGAAAGAGATTGTAGAGAGTTCGCCTGAGGAGCATTTCCTTTTGTGGCATGACTTAGAGTCTGAAAGAAAGGCAATTCTTAAGGCAATACCGGAAGTTGTAGATATATACGGCTCGCAGGATTATGACCTAAGGGAAAAGCGGGTTATTGATTTTGCACAGGGAAGAATCAAGCTATTTGCAACAAAGAAATCAATATCAGGTTCGGGCTGTAATTTTCAGCGTTACTGCCATAGGGAGATATTCTTGGGCATTGATTATGAGTTTAACGATTTTATTCAGGCAGTACATAGATGTTACAGGTTCTTACAGACAGATACAGTTGTTATAGACATTATATACATGGAAAACGAAAGACAGATAAAAGAAGCACTGCTTGAGAAGTGGAAGAATCATAATCACATGGTTAAGAAAATGACGGATATTGTAAAGAAATATGGTTTAAGTCCGGCATCTAAAATAAAGCGGTTAGAGAGAAAGATGGGAGTTGAGACAGTGAAAGTACAGGGAAAGCATTATACAGCGGTAAATGATGATTGTGTTGAAGAGTGCAGAAGGATTGAGAGTAATTCGGTAGGACTTATACACACATCCATTCCATTCGGAAACCATTATGAGTATAGTGCCAATTATAATGACTTCGGACATAACGAGAATACAGAAAAGTTCTTTGAGCAGATGGACTTCCTTACACCGGAGCTTTTAAGGATTCTTGAACCTGGCAGGGTAGCAGCCATCCATGTTAAAGACAGGGTATTATTTGGAAATGCTACAGGAACTGGAATGCCTACAATAGAGCCGTTTCATGCACAGTGTATAGAACACTACATGAAACACGGTTTTCAGTATTTTGGAATGATAACAGTTGTTACAGATGTGGTCAGGGAGAATAACCAGACATACCGCCTTGGATGGTCTGAACAGTGTAAAGACGGTTCAAAGATGGGCGTAGGCTGTCCTGAATACATACTTCTGTTTAGAAAGCTTCCAACGGATAAGTCTAATGCATATGCGGATGATCCTGTAAAGAAAACCAAGGAAGATTATACAAGGGCACAATGGCAGATAGACGCTCACGGATACTGGAGAAGTTCAGGCGACAGGCTTATAAGCAAAGATGAGCTTAAGGAATTTAGTGTTGATGATTTACAGAGAGTTTATAGGGAATACAGCCGTTCCAATGTATACAGCTATGAAGAACATGTGAAGCTTGCGGAAGAGTTAGATAAAAATGATAAGCTCCCAGCCACATTTATGGTTGTCGCTCCCGGTTCATGGAATAACCTTGACGTATGGGATGATATAAACAGAATGAGAACACTTAATACAACACAGAGCAGACGCAGGCAGCAGATGCATGTATGCCCACTGCAGCTTGATATTGTTGAAAGAATCATTAACAGATACAGCAATGAAGGTGACATGGTTCTTGACCCGTTTGGAGGCTTAATGACAGTTCCAATGACGGCAGTAAAGATGAAAAGATATGGCTATGGAATAGAACTGAGCTGTGACTATTTCAGAGATGGTGTTGGATATCTTCAGGAAGCAGAAAATGAGATAGAAACACCTACACTGTTTGACTTTATGGAGGCTTAATATGATAAACGGGGAATTAATAGTTGATAATTTCGCTGGTGGGGGCGGTGCCTCCACCGGAATAGAAGAAGCTACCGGCTTTAGTGTGGATATAGCAATTAACCATGATCCTAAGGCTATTGCAATGCATAAAGCAAATCATCCGAACACGAAACATTATTGTGAAGATGTATGGCAGGTAGACCCAGTGCAGGCATGTAATGGGCATCCTGTGGGGCTTGCCTGGTTCTCTCCGGACTGTAAACATTTCAGCAAGGCAAAAGGCGGTAAGCCAAAGGATAAGAATATAAGAGGTCTTGCATGGGTAGCATGCCGGTGGGCTGGACTGGTAAGACCTAGAGTAATTATGTTGGAGAATGTAGAAGAATTCAAGACATGGGGACCACTGAACAGAGGACATCATCCAATAAAAACAAAGCAGGGCAAGACGTTTAATAAGTTTGTAAGCCAGCTGCAGGATTTAGGATATGAAGTGCAGTTCAGGGAGCTTGTGGCAGCAGATTACGGAGCACCAACCATGAGAAAGAGATTCTTTATGGTTGCAAGATGTGACAAGAGACCTATTATATGGCCAGAGCCTACACATGCACCAGCAGACAGCGAAGATGTGAAAAAGGGACTGCTAAAACCTTATGTTGGAGCATATACACAGATAGATTTTAGCAGACCATGCCCCAGTATCTTTGATACATCTGAACAGATAAAAGAGAAATATGGAATAAAAGCGGTAAGACCATTAGCATCTAAGACAATGGAAAGAATAGCCAGGGGATTAAAGAAATTTGTTATAGATAATCCTGAACCTTTTATTGTTCAATGCAATCATGGTGGAGATAGAAGACCGCTAGATACTAAAAAACCATTGCCAACAATTACAGGTAAACATGGATATGGGATTGTAGAACCATACATGGTTCAGATTGGACAAACTGGTTTTACAAAAGACCGGAGCAAGAATATTCAGGAGCCGCTATCTACGATAGTAAGTAAAAACGAGCATTGTCTAATATGTCCTACACTTATCCAGTATCACTCAGAGACTATTCATGGAGAGGTAAGAGGCCAGACAATAGATAATCCGGTTATGACTATAGATGGTTCTAACAGATATGGACTGGTTTTATCGAACCTTATTCAGATGAATAACCATTGTGACGGAAGAGATATAAAGAAGCCTCTTCCAACTATAACAGCAGGCGATGGACATATTGGAGAAGTAAGGGCATTTCTGGTTAAGTATTATGGAGATGCTACAGGACAGGATATTAAACATCCTCTCGATACAATTACCACAAAGGACCGGTTCGGTCTTGTAACCATAGAAGGTACAGATTACCAGATTGTAGATATAGGACTAAGAATGTTAGAGCCTAGAGAACTGTATGGGTGCCAGGGATTTCCAAGCGACTACATAATCGACCATGATTACACAGGAAAGACATACCCAAGAGCGGAGCAGGTTAAGAGATGTGGAAATTCTGTTAGTCCAATGGTACCTAATGCACTGGTAAGAGCTAATCTTAAAGAATTATGCATAGCGCAGAGAATGCCTAACTGCAGTATAAACGAGGAAAAGACAGGGCAATTAAGATTTGCCTAATAAAATAATAAGGAGAATGATTATGATTAAAAGTAATAAAGGAAGAGTTGAATTAGAAGGAACACCAATAGTACTTGTTGGAGAATTAGGAACAGCAATACAGGCTGTATATCAGGCATTGCTTAATGCAGGTATTGATAAAACATTCGCTGAAAAAAATATTAGGAAAACATGTGAGCTGGCACTTTTAACAGACGAAGAGCAGGAAGATGTATTAAAAGGCCTTGATAAAAAAATAGATGAAAAGTTGGATAAACTGGCTAATGCAATATTAAAGGAACTTTTTGAGGGAGGTAGTAATGATGGTGAATAGAGACTGTATAATGGCTAATCTTGAGCAGCGAGATTGTAAAGGCCTTAAAGAAATGTATTGTGCCAAGGAGGATAAGCCTTGCCCATTCTATAAGTCAGCGGATAAATACAACAGAGATGGTAGCAGGAAAGGAGAAAGATAAGTGGAGAGTCTTATGAAAAAAATTTTAGTAGTCATGCTATGCCTAACATTATGTGTTGGAATGGCAGGGTGTACTAATACAGACACCGGCAGTAAAGACTATGATAGACATTCAAAATTGATTCAAATTGAGGGAGAGAATGATTTGTATTATTACTCTACAACTCATATTGTTTACATAACTTTTAATGAATGCGCAGGGTATCCTGGCTATGGATATATGGCACCGTATTATTCAGAAAACGGCAAATTATGTATTTATGACTCTGAAAATAAAGCTATTATCGAAATAGGAGAATAGAACGTACAATAGATGGATTGAACAGGAGGCAGGTGATGAACAACTTGAAAAAGAACAATATAAAAGACCTTCTTAAGCAGTACAATGATTTGGTTAAGGAGAAACAGGAAATACAGGCCGCAATTGATAAGATACAAAGAGAACTTGATAAAATGGAAGCTGAAGGCTATACGGAAAAGGATAGTGTTACCGGTGGAAATGGAGGTAAGCAGCATTTTGTTGTAGAAGGCTTCCCTTATCCGGCATATTCACAGAAGAGAACGCTTCTTTTAGTACGACAGCAACAGCAGATAGACATTAAAGGGAAGATAGATACGCAGATAAACCTCATAGAACAATGCATTAATCAAATTGACAACAGCAGAATGAGGCGACTTATAACATTAAGATACATAGAAGGTTTATCCTGGGTACAGGTAGCAAGAAAGATGGGAAAACACCACACAGCAGATGGTTGTAGGATGGCCGTAGAAAGATTCTTATCAAAAATTTAAAGTTTGTTCGCTCTGTTCGTTTTGTCTGTGGTAATATCTAAGATGACCAAGGTGGACATGATGAACAGCATGATTTCTCCATTATTAAATATTAAATACCCCCGGTAAGGCACTGGCTTAAGGCTGGTGCCTTTTTTACATGTCAAGAAAGGAGCTGATTGTGTGGGATTAACAGACAAACAACGGAAATTCTGTGATGAATACCTTATAGACCTTAATGCCACACAAGCGGCTATTAGAGCGGGGTATACAGAAAAGTATGCAAATACAAATGCATCAAAATTACTACAAAATACTACAATTTCACAGTATATAGGAGAAAGACAAAAAGAACTATCGCGTAAGACAGAGATTACTCAAGAGCGAGTAATAAGGGAACTGGCACTGATAGCTTTTTCTAATGCTACTGATTATGCGCGTGTTGTAGAAAAGAAAATGAAAATAGAGGTTGATGGCGTACTTGTAGATGTACTTGATGAAGATGGCAATCCTATTATGTATAGAACAGTAGAGCCAGTGCTGACAGAAGAGCTCACGGACGACCAGAAAAGAGCGTTAGCAGTTATTAAAAAGGGGCGGGATGGATTAGAGGTTAGACCTTGTAGTAAGGAAAAAGCTTTAGAGCTTCTTGGTAGACATCTTGGTATGTTTACAGACAAGATAGAAGCTAATATTAATGATTCTGTAAAGAATGAGCTTGCAGAGCTTCTTGCTCAGCGTAAGGCAAGGGGTGAGCCTGATGCTTCTAAGTGATAAGTATTGGGATTACATAGATACACCGGCAAGAGCAGAATTCCTTGAAGGTTCTACTGCATCAGGTAAGACAACAACGGTTGCTGTGAAGTTTATCATGAATGTAGCAGAATCAGATATGAAGCTGCATGTTATATCCGGTAATACAACAGGTGTTATTGAAAAGAATATAATCAATGCAGATATGGGATTACTTCAGATATTCCCTAATTTGGAATACTGTGGAAACGGTGATAAAGAAAATAAACTTCCACACATTAAATTTAAAACTGGCAGCAGTACCAAGATAATATATATTCTTGGCTATGATAATGCCAGCAAGTGGAAGAATGCCTTAGGTTCACAGTTTGGATGTGTATGGGTAGATGAGTGCAACACAGCTAATATAGACTTCATACGAGAGATATTCGGACGAAGTGAATATTTTGTTGGCACTCTTAATCCAGATGCACCTACATTACCCATATACAGCGAATATATTAATCACGCAAGACCGATTGATAAGTATAAGGCAGATGTGCCGGAAGAGATATGGAAGGACCTTAACGGTTGTGAGCCTATTAAAGACTGGGTATATTGGTTCTTCACATTTGAAGATAATATATCCATGACACCAGAGAAGATAGAACAGAAAAAAATGAGCTATCCTCCCGGTACCAAGATATATAAAAACAAGATATTGGGATTAAGAGGCAAGGCTACAGGCCTTGTCTTTTCTAATTTCTGCAGGCGGCATGTTATTACTAAAGAACAGGCTAAGGCATTTATTAAGCGAGAATATGACGACAAGCAGACAGAATGGTTTGTAATATATACAAGCGGTCTGGATACGGCATATTCAACCAAGAGTCCTGATACTATTGCAATGTCATTTATGGGAATAACCAATAAAGGCAAATTGATAGTGCTGGATGAAAAGGTATATAACAATGCGGCTCTTGATATACCAATAGCTCCAAGCGATACAGTAAGGAATTACATAGACTTCCTGGAACGCAACAGAAAAGAATGGGGCGGCATGGCAAAGAACACCTTTATTGATAACGCTGATCAGGCGACAATAACAGAATTTGCCAAGTATAAGAGAGAGCATCACGAATGCCTGTATATATTCAACAATGCGTATAAGAAAGTAACAATAATAGACAGAATAAACCTGCAGCTTGGTTGGATGTCCTTTAACGACGAAAAGGGCAAAGAGCCAAGCTATTATGTTGTAGATACATGCACGAACTACATCGGAGAACTGCAGGTATACAGTTGGCTGGAAGATAAAGACTGTGAGCCGGAAGATGGAAATGACCACATGGTAAACAGTACGCAATATGGCTGGATACCATATCGAGACAAAGTTGGAGTAGAAAATAGAGAATAGATAGGAGAGTGAGAGAGGTGAGCATATTTAATACTATGGCTGATAAGATAAGAGATGGAATAAGGACATGGTTGCGTGTGCAGCCGGCACAGAGAGGTGTAATTAATATACAGGAAATCTTCGACTTTGAAGGTAACGCCATTAAGAATCAGATATGGTACAGAGGCGTAAGTGAAGAGCTGTCGCAGCTGTATGATCAGGTTGATGGGGACAAGACAAGATTCTGGGCTGCAAAATGCTCTCCTGGATTAGCGATAAGAAAGATACATGTAGGATTACCTGCAATGATGGTTGATATGCTTGCAAGTATTGTTGTTGCAGATATGAACGAGGTAGATGTTGGCAGTAGGCAGTCAGACTGGGATAAGATAGCGGAAGAAAATGACTTTACAGAGCTTATAAAGCAAGCAATATCAGATACACTTATTGTTGGAGATGGAGCATTTAAGCTATCCATAGACACGAATCTCAGTCAGTATCCAATCATAGAGTTTTATCCTGGCGACAGGGTAGAGATAATAAGAGAACGCGGCAGAGTGAAAGAGGTTGTGTTTAAGACAGTATATACAGTTAAGAATCAAGAGTACATTCTGCTTGAAACATATGGCAAAGGCTATATAACATATATGCTCACAAGAGATAATAAAGAATGTGATATCAGCACTGTGCCGGAGCTTGCAGGTTTAAGACCTGTAACATGGGAAGATAAAAGTTTTATGATGGCCATACCGCTCATGTTCTATAAATCAGCGAAATTTAAAGGCAGAGGTAAGAGCATATATGACAGCAAGATAGATGAATTTGACGCGCTGGATGAAGCATGGAGCCAGTGGATGGACGCTTTAAGACACAACCGTACAAAGGAATATATACCAGAGAATTTACTTCCTCGAAATCCAAGTGATGGAGCTGTTATGCTGCCAAATTCATTTGACAACGCTTATATACAGTATTCGTCTCCTATGGCAGAAGGTGCAAGTTATAAGATAGAGAGGGAACAAAGTGAAATACCGCATGAAGGGTATCTTGCTACATATATCACGGCATTGGACCTTTGCTTACAGGGAATCATGAGCCCTTCTACATTGGGAATAGATGTAAAGAAGCTTGATAATGCAGAAGCACAAAGGGAGAAGGAAAAAGCAACGCTGTACAGTAGAAACAATATTGTAAATCAGCTCCAGAAGGTTCTTCCGAAGCTTGTAAAAATGACATTGCAGGCGATAGATACACTTAATAATTCAACAACACAGGACATTGATGTTGATGTGACATTTGGTGAATATGCGAATCCTAGCTTTGAGAGCCAGGTTGAGACAGTGAGCAAAGCCAAGCAGGGAGGCATTATGAGTGTAGAAGCGTCCATTGATGAGCTGTATGGAGATACCAAGGATGATGACTGGAAACAGGAAGAGGTTGCAAGGCTTAAGGCTGAACAGGGGATATCTGATATGGAAGAACCGGCACTTAATATGGAATCAGATGGCTTTGAAGTGGACTTTTAATGAGGTAGCCTATGTTAAATACAGACTATGATATAGAGAAAGCCTTTAAAGCTATAGAAGATGAGCTGATTGCTTCCATGATGCGTAATCTTGCAAGCCACAGAGCAGAAGAGACAGATATGGGTTTTAACTGGTCACAGTGGCAGGTAGAACAGCTTAAGGCTCTGGAAAAATATAAAGCACAGAACAAGAAAATGTTTTCGTCGAAGTTCAGTGATATCAATGATTCTATAGATGCAATGATATTTGCAGCCAGACAGGAAGGCGGAACAGAACAGGAGCAGAAAATATTAAGAGCATTAAAGAAAGGGTTGAAAGCATCTAAGGTGTCGCAAGGCGCTGAGGGTGCTTTTTTCAGACTCAATACAAGAAAACTTAATGCCCTGATTAAAGCAACGAAGTCAGATTTTAGCAGGGCAGAAAAAGCAATGCTTAGAATGTCGGAGGATAAATACCGACAGATAATATTTAACGCTCAGGTCTATGCGAATACGGGCGCAGGAACATATGAGAAGGCTGTGGACATGGCTACAAAGGACTTTCTTAAGGCAGGCATTAACTGTATAGAATATTCCAATGGTGCAAGGCATACCATGAAAGACTATGCCAAGATGGCTATTCAGACAGCCAGCAAGCGTGCATATCTAACCGGAGAGGGAGAGATGAGACAGTCCTGGGGAATTAGTACAGTGATTATGAACAAGCGCGCTAACGCCTGTCCTAAATGTCTTCCGTTTGTTGGAAAGATTCTCATAGATGATGTGTGGAGTGGAGGTAAGGCATCTGATGGTCCTTATCCACTTATGTCTTCTGCTATGGCAGCAGGGTTGTACCATCCCAATTGCAAAGATGTACATACAACATACTTCCCTGAACTGGATGAAGAGCCAGACAGTAAGTTTACCAAGGAAGAGCTTGAGCAGGTTAAGGAAGATTACAAGCAAGACCAGAAGCAGCAGTATGCAGGCAGAATGGTTGAGCAGTTTGACAGGCTGTCTAAGTATTCTATAGATCCAGATAACAAGAAAGTGTATACGGCTAGGAAAGAACAATGGGAGAATGTTGTTGCAAATGGACAGAAGAATGATATAATGGAATCAGACTTAAGTACATTCAAATGCAAGTTAAGGAATGATTCAGATATAGAAAAAGAATATTATAATATTCTTAAAGAAAAGTTTTCACATGGAAATAAAGCCGCTAAGCACCTATTTGCTAAGTATGCAGGCGGTGAAACAATAGATGTATCAATGTATGAAGGTACTGCACATTTTAATACCAAAACAAAGAAAATATCTATGCATTATAAAGCTGATATGAGTAATATAAGAGGTGCAGGGACTACTTGGTATCATGAACATGGACATTTGATAGATGATTCACTTGGTATGGTATCGAGGGACGAACATTTTAAAGAATTACTAGAACAGGACACATTCCAATATAGAATAAAATATGGAAAAGAGCATAATTTAAAAACATATGACAAAGTAGATAGAGCAATTAGTAATGATTTACAAGATATAAGAAGACATTCAGCTGTATCGGACTTATTAGATGGATTAACAAAAGGGAATATTAAAGGTTGTGCAGGGCATAGTATTGATTACTGGGACAATCAAGAAAATATTGCATCGGAAGCTTTTGCACATATGTTTGAAGCACAATTTGACGAGGTGCATTATAAAGAGATGCAGAAATATTTCCCCAAATCATTAGAGTATTTTGAAAAGAAATTGAAGGAGGTAGCAAGGTGATAAAGAAACTAAAAGATGCAAGAATAAAATTCGTGAATCATTTTAAATATTCTCCAGAGTTCCCTCCTGATTTATATTTTGACCAAGAAGAATATGCTGAATTATTGTTGAAATGCATAGAAGATGATTTTGATTATACAATTGAGAAATATGGAACAGTAGTGCCAAAGAAAATGCCAAGACCAGAAATAATATGGGATTAACAGCCACCAGTCGAGAGATTGGTGGTATTTTTATACCCAATTTTAAGAAAGTGAGGATTTAGAAATGAAGGATTATAGTGGAGTAAAAGTGGTGGCAGCAGAGCCAATGAGCAGAGGCGAATACAATGCATACAGAAGATGTGATAATATGACATTTGGAATTGCTATTGAAGCACTGAAAAAAGGTAAGAAAGTAGCAAGAGCTGGATGGAACGGTAAGGGAATGTTTTTATATTATGTTCCAGTTGGTGCATATGCTCCTTGTACAGAAATTGCAGCAAGTCTTGTTAATGAGAATGGATTAGTAGAGTATGGAGCATATATCGCCATGAAAACTGCACAGGGGAATGTAGTCCCTTGGTTAGCAAGTCAGACTGACATGCTTGCAGAAGATTGGATTATAATAGAATAGTCCGAAGTTGCACCAGTGCAACACAATTTAATATTAGTTATTAAGCACACATGGCAATACGCTGTGGGTGCTATTTTTATGCCCAAAACTTAATGGCAATAAACTTTAGGGAAATGCCGACGGGCGGTAAACGGAAGAAAGGAGATAGAGTGATGAGAAAGACATTACCTATGAATTTACAGCTCTTCGCAGAAGGTGGAGATGGTAACGGCGGCCAGAACGCTGGAGGAGATAGTGGACAGGCAGGACAGCAGGGTAATCAGAATAATCAGCAGGCGGCTGGTGTTGATTATGACAAGATACAGGCAATGCTGGATAATGCGACTGCCAAGAAAGAGAATGCTGTGCTTAAAAGCTATTTTCAGCAGCAGGGATTATCAGAAGATGAGATAAGTCAGGCTATTGCAACATTTAAGCAGAATAAGCAGCAGCAGACAGAACAGCAGCAGAACGCTAATGCTAATCTTCAGAATGAAGTGGCAGCAGCACAGAAGGTTGCTGAACAGGCTCAGATTGAGCTTGCAGCTACAAAGGTAGCAATGACACTTGGTATTAATGCCAAGACACTTCCATATGTGCTTAAGATGGCTGATTTCAGCAAGGTAAAGGGTACAGATGGGAAGATATCAGAGGACAATGTTAAGGATGCACTTGAGCAGGTTATCAAGGACGTACCTGCACTTAAGCCAATACAGGAAGGCAATGCTGGTTTTCAGATTGGTGCAGGACAGCAGAATAACGGACAGCAGTCCTCTACAGGTAACAATGTAAATGTTCCAACAAAGAGATGGAACAGATTTAATTAAGAAAGGTTAAAAGGGTAAAACAATATGCTAAATTTGAATTACGCAGAACAGTGGAGTCCGGAATTATTAGCAATTCTTATGCAGGGCACACTTACATCACCATTTATTACAAGTAATGTCAGATGGTTAGATGCAAAGACATTTCACTTTACTCAGATGAGTGTAAGCGGTTATAAGAATCACAAGAGATCAGGCGGATGGAACACAGGAGAATATAACCAGAAAGATGTTCCTTACACAGTAACACATGACAGGGATGTACAGTTCATGGTTGACAAGGCAGATGTAGATGAGACCAATCAGACAGCATCTATTCAGAATATTTCACGCATCTTTGAGCAGACACAGGTTGTACCAGAGACAGATGCATTATTCTTCAGTAAGGTTGCACAGGCTGCACAGAATACAGAATTATATCATTCTGAAACTTCTGCTACAGAATACACAACAGAGAATGTATTTGCTAAGCTTAAAGCTATTCTGGCAGCAGGAAAACTTAGAAGATACAAGGCAAATGGAAGCCTTATCATGTATGTGTCTTCTGACATTATGGATAAGCTGGAAATGTCAAAGGAATTTACACGCAAGATTGAAATGACACAGATTGCAGAAGGCGGTCTTGGTATTGAGACTCGTGTTACTGACATTGATGGTGTAACACTTATGGAAGTTGTCGATGATGAAAGATTCTATGACAGATTCGATTGGGATGTTGTAGAAGGCGGTTTTGCTCCGCTTAAGTCAAAGTATGCTGCAACAACTGATACAGATGTAGCAGAAGGAAAGATATACTACACTAAGAGCGACAGCTCTTATACAGTAGTGGCAAAGCCTACAAAGACTAATATAGCCACATATTATGAAAAGACTGTTCAGGGCTCACGCAAGATTAATGTACTTGTTGCATGTGGCCAGACATGTAAGACAGTACCTAAGATTTCATCTATTTATTTCTTCGCACCAGGATCACATACAGAAGGTGATGGATATCTTTACCAGAACCGCCAGTTAAGTGATACATTCGTATTCCCTAATGGCAAGGATGGTAAGGTTGATTCTGTATTTGTTGATGTAGATCCAGCTGAAGAAGTAGAAAAAGAAGAGTAAGCCTATGAAGGTATATGCAAGTAAAGAGCAGTACCTTAGTGAACATAGACTTATCCCGGATGAGCAGATAGAACGAAGATTAAAACAGGCGAGCCGGCATATCGACTCGCTTACTTTTAATCGAATAACATCAAGAGGATATAATAATCTGACAGAGTTTCAGCAGGGCATACTGATAGATGTGTGTTGTGAGATGGCTGATTTTGAATATGAGAATGAGGACATGATTAATTGTGTCTTACAGAATTATTCTCTAAATGGAGTATCTATGCAGTTTGGCAGCAGTTGGAATGTTCTTGTACAGAATGGAATTGCTGTAAAACGCGATACATACCAGATACTTTGTCAGACAGGCTTGTGTTGTTTAAGTCTGGGGGTGTGAGTATGAAGTACCCATGTTTAATACTAAAGAGCATGTGTAAAACAGAAATACATCTTGAGATAGAACAGGAAGGCAGGAATGTCTATGGAGAACCTCTTAAGCCTGTTATATGGGATGGCTTATGTAACTATCAGGACAGCGGCAAGACCGTATTAACAGCAGAAAAGGTTCTTATACAACTTGAAGGATGTGCTTTGATACCAGGAGATATTGCACCAGAGCTTCCGGTAATTACCGAAGGTGATATAACGGTGTTCGGTGTAACAAGGCATATATACAAGGGTACGAAGTGCCGTAATCCGGATGGTACGGTTAATTATGTAAGATTGGATGTGATGTAATGGCAAGAAATGTTAAATCAACGGTGAAGCTTAATATGCCTATGGTAAGGAAGCTTACGGCAGCAGCAAAAGTGTCAGTTGCACAAACAGCAGAAGCAATACATACAGATGTTGTTCAGAGCCAGGTTATACCGAGGGATACAGGAGCATTACAGAATGAAAGCACATTTGTTGATTTATCTGATATAGGTCAGGGAAAAGCATATCTTGTGTCTAGTACACCATACGCCAGAAGGCTGTATTACCATCCGGAATACAACTTCCATCAGGCACCATGGACTGATGATAAGGGCAAGAAACATGAAGGAAATGCAAATGCTAAAGGCAGATGGCTTGATGACTACATGAAAGGTGGTAAAAAGCAGAATTTTGCACCTGAAGCATTTGAAAAGTTTTATAAAAAGCATACGGGGTTGTGATGTTAGGAATAGGTGATGTAAGAGACCTTATAGCAGGTCTTGGAATAGCGGCTGATGACCATGTATATTGTGGAAAGCTTGATGATAAGAAAGATAAGAGCATAGGTGTATACCATCTTAACAGGGGAGATAATGTTCAGATGGCTGTTGGAGGTATACAGAACAGCTCTTATGCTGTCAAATCCATAAGTATACTGATTCATTGGAATAAAAGTGTCAGGGAGACTGAAAAAGTCTCACAGGAGCTTTACGACAAGCTCAGAGATATGAAACATGTAAACATTAATGACACAAATATTCTTTTTACAGAAATGTTAGTATCAGCACCGATTGAGGTTGATACAGATGATAAAGGAATATTTGAAATGGTCATAGAACTTAAATTTTGTTATGAAAGGTAGGTAGAAGTATGTCACAGAATACAAAGATAGCTGGGTATAACGCGGAAGCTACACCATTAACAGGGGTTAATCCGGTACATAAAATTCAGTTTGGAGTATGTATAACTGGAAGAAAGGATTCGGACACGCCAGAAACAGTAGAAACTAAGATCGTAAAAGATGCAGAGAGCTTAAGTATATCTGTAGATGGAACCATTGAGGAATGGAATCCAATGGATCAGGCTGGCTGGGTAAGAAGGCTCATGACAGCTAAGTCACTTGGTATATCTTTCGGCGGTAAGCGTAACTATGGAGATGAAGGAAATGATTATGTAGCAAGTCGATCTATGAAGACAGGTCAGGATTGCAATACATGGGTGTCTATTATATTCCCTAATCTTGATCAGCTTCTTGTACCTGCAGTAATCGATGTAAAATCTCTTGGTGGAGATTCTACAAGCATTGATGCACTTGAATGGGAAGCACAGTCTGACGGTAAGCCGACATATATAGCATATGTAGCAGCTTAAAGAAAGAGAGGATATGAAAAATGGCAAAGACAGATTTTAGGGTAATAGATATCTCCATGAAGATTACGAATCAGTTACCTATGATTCGTATTACAGAAGATATAACGGTTACTGTTAATAACAGAAAGAGTACAATTCTTAATATACAGGCTATGGCACAGGAAGCAGAAAACAAGGAAAACAAGGATGATATGGCATTTATGATTAAAGGTCTTGAAATGCTTGTAGGAAAAGATGCTTCAGATAAGATTGAGGCATTAGATCTTCCTATTCCTGAATATAAGGAAATGTATAATACAATCATGCAGGTTGCTATGGGAACGTACGGCGAGGAGCAGACACCCTCAGCATAATGAGGTATATTATGATATATGGGATGATTGGGAGCTGATAGAAGCCAGCTTCCTGTCCCAGTATGGCATACGATTGCGAACAGAAGATGATATGTCATGGGCTGAATTCTGTTCTTTATTGTCAGGAATAATGCCTGAAACACCACTTGGGAGAATTGTAGGAATCAGAGCAGAAAAAGATCCTAAGGTTATAAAGGAATTCACTAAAGAACAGAAGAAAATCCGCAATGATTGGATATTAAGAAGGAATAGAAAATTAATGGAAGATCCTGCAAATTACAATAAGTATTGGAGTGACTTCCAAAATTGGGCTAAGACCGCTTTCTCTAAGTAGAAAGTGGTCTTTTTAAATGCCGGAAAGGAGGGAGTATGTCGGATGTAGTAGGACAGATAGCTCTGGAACTTGGCATAGACAGTTCACAGATAGTTAATCAGCTTACTGGCGCTTCTAATAAGGCGGCTAAGCAGGCAACATCCATCTTTTCTGGCATGGGAAAGAAGATAGCCGGAGCTTTAAGCATTGCAGCATTTGCTAAATTTACAAAAGACTGCATAGAAGTCGGTTCAAATGTAACAGAAGTACAGAACGTTGTAGATACAGCATTTGGAGATTTAAGCCATCAGGCTGATTTATGGGCTTCTAACGCCATGACTAATTTCGGACTATCTGAATTATCTGCTAAGAAGTACATGGGTGTATTTGGCCAGATGAGTAATGCTATGGGCATTACAGGACAGGCTGCACTTGATATGGCAGAAGATGTTACTGGATTAACAGGTGATGTTGCATCATTTTACAATTTGAGTACAGATGAAGCATATACAAAGCTGAAATCCATCTGGACTGGTGAAACAGAGACACTTAAGGACCTGGGTGTAGTAATGACTCAGACGAACTTGGATCAGTATGCACTTAATAATGGCTTTGGTAAGACTACGGCTAAGATGACAGAGCAGGAAAAAGTAATGCTCCAATATCAGTATGTTACTAGTGCACTGTCCAATGCCACAGGAGACTTTGTTAAGACACAGGATTCCTGGGCAAATCAGACAAGAATATTATCACTCAGATTCGAACAGTTAAAGGCTTCTCTTGGTAAAGGCTTTATAGCATTATTTACACCTATATTACGAGGCTTAAATACTGTGCTTGCAGGCTTGCAGAAGGTTGCAGATGGATTTGCAACATTTACACAAATGCTTACTGGTGCAGATATATCCTCATCAGCTTCTTCAATAACAGGGCTTGGAGATATAGCGTCAGACACAGCAGACAATGTAAGTGGAATAGGAGATGCAGCATCTTCTACAGCAAAGCAGATAGAGAAATCGCTGGCCGGATTTGACCAGATAGAAAAACTTTCAGAGCCGACGGACAGCAGTAGTTCTAGTGGAGGTGGCACATCTTCAGGTGGTCTTGGTATAGACACAGGAGTAACATCTGAAACAACAAATGTATCAAGTGCAATATCAGATATGGCATCTAAAGTTAAAAAGGCATTAGAGCCACTTAAGTCAATATCATTTGATAACCTGATAACATCACTTGATAATTTAAAAGAATCAGCGCAACCACTGACAGAAAAGTTGTTTTCAGGTTTGGAATGGGCTTGGACAAATATATTTGTACCATTAGCTACATGGACAATTGAAGATGCGTTACCAGCTTTTTTAGATGTTTTATCAGCAGGGCTTGATGTATTGAACAGTGCATTAGATGCACTAAAGCCATTATGGGACTGGGCGTGGGATAATTTCCTTGAGCCGGTAGCAGAATGGACTGGTGGAATGATAGTTGATATCTTAAAAGATCTGGCAGCAGCTCTGGAAGGAATATCAACCTGGATTAGTAATAACCAAGGACCATTTGACGCAATAGTTGTAACGATATTAGCGTTTGCAGCGGCTTGGAAAGCTGTAGAATTAGCTGAGTTTATAACAAATGCGGGTGGTGTAATAGGGATTATAAAGAGCCTTACTACAACTTTATATGCATGTACAATTGCAAAGGTAGCAGATAAAGCTGAAACATTAGCAATATGTGCACTATATGCAAAAGATTTTATTGTTGGAATAGGGCAAACAATTGCGAAATTGGCTTCTTCCGCGGCAGCATGGGTAGCTGATACAGCAGCAAAAGTTGCTAATACGGCAGCAACAGCGGCACACACAGCAGCAACTTGGCTTGCTACGGCAGCCACAACAGCATTTGGTGTGGCAATGTCTATATTAACAAGCCCGATTACACTTGTAATTGCAGCTTTGGCAGCGTTAGGACTTGGAATATATGAACTGGTAAAGCACTGGGATACAGTAAAAGAGGCAGCAGGAATATGTTGGGACTGGATTGTAGATAAGTGGCAGTCTGCCGGAGAATGGTTTTCGGGTATCTGGGAGAGTATAACATCAGCCTTTTCTAAATTTGACGACTGGCTGCAGAATATCTTTAATATGGATTTCTCAAAGAGCTTCGGTTCATTGGGCGACATTATGAATGCATATGTTGCTAATGTGAAAAATATATTCGGAGATATTAAGAACATATTTGGCGGCTTGATTGATTTTATCACAGGAATTTTTTCAGGAGATTGGGAAAAAGCGTGGAATGGAATAATAGATACATTTAGCGGAATTTTTTCTCTGATAGCAGACGTTGCGAAAGCACCACTCAACCTTGTTATTGGATTTATTAACGGACTGATCACAGGTGTTCAATCTGGCATAAATGCAATAGTAAGGTCTGTAAATAAGCTTAGCTTTAAAGTACCAAACTGGGTACCGGGTATAGGTGGCGAAGATTTTGGATTCCATTTACCGGAAGCCGACTTCTCCAAGATTCCATACCTTGCACAAGGTGGATATGTTAAGCCAAACACTCCACAGCTTGCCATGATTGGCGATAACAGGCATCAGGGCGAAGTTGTAGCACCTGAGGATAAATTACTTGATATGGCACAGAAGGCAGCTGCTATGGCATCCAGTGCAGAACTGCTGGCAGAAGCCATAAGTATTCTTAAACAAATACTTAAGATACTGGAGACACTGGACCTTGATATACAGCTAGATGGAAAGAGCCTAAAAAAATATGTGGTTGATAAGATTAACGAGCATACAAAGCAGACAGGAAAATGTGAGATTATAACTTAACAAGGATGTGATGAATTGATACTGAGATGTGACGGGCAGGAGCTTCCGGCTCCTGTGTCCATCAAGGTGGATGATGAGATTATATGGTCTTCTTCTACAGGACGAGCACTTGACGGAACAATGTTGGGTGATGTTGTCGCTGAAAAGAAGACCTTATCTATTAATTGGGGAATATTGAAGGAAGATGAGATGGCACTTATTAAGAACAAACTCATCGCCGGATTCTTTCCAATAACATTCCATGACGATGGACAGGATATAACAATAACAAGCTATAGAGGTACATTGAGTAAAGAGGTGCTGGGTGATATAGGTGACGGTAACTATTACTACAGAAGCGCCAGCGTATCTATAATACAGCAGTAATAGGAGTAGATATGAAGATAACATTAAGCATTAAGGATATAGAAAAGCAGATTAATAGCTTACAGTCTATTAATAAAAAGCTCCCTCTGAGAGTTAACTGGGCGATTGTTAAGAATCTTAAAACACTTAAAGCAGAGCATTCATGTGCAGAAGATTTGAGAATTAAGATTCTTGAGACATACTGCATGAGAGATGAAAAGGGGAATTCTATTATAGAGAATGGTAATTACAGGTTTGAGAACGATGCAGAAGCAAGAACGGCAGTTAAACAAATTGAAGAACTTAATATGACAACTGCAGAGGTGGAAATTTGCACTATAAATATTGCTGATATAGAAAAGTGTAATGGAAGTGATTATGAAGCACTTACAACGCATGATATTGAAGCATTGGAATTTATGATACAGGAGTAAATTATGTATAAAAATGTTACAGAGCAGTTTGCGACAACTATTCGTTCCCCATCAAGGACATTTAATCTTAGACTTAATGTAGAAGGAATGTGGATAGACGCAGGCTTTAAGAAAATGACATATGAGAATGCTTCCTGTGCAGACGAATATTTACAATTAGGTTCAACAGTTGCGGCTAAAATTGAGCTTACTATAAAAAAGAGCGATATTCTTTTTGATGGTATAGAGTTACCGTTAGAAATAGGCCTTTTACTGCCAGATGGAACTTATGAATATGTTCCGATAGGAATATTCAAAGCTGAGCATCCAACAAGTGACCAGTATACGACAACATTTACAGCTTATGACAGAATGATACAGACGACAGGATTATATGCTTCTGAGTTAGAGTATCCGGCATCTGCAGTTGCAGTTATGAATGAGATAAGTGAAGGCTGTGGTATCCCTGTAAATACTGAAGGCTTGGAAGATATTATTATTGATGCCAAGCCTAATGGCTATGTATATCGCGAAATGATAGGATACATAGCTTCTCTTGCAGGTGGTTTTGCCTGTGTGGATAGAACGGGAACCATTGTAATTAAATGGTATGAGGATAACGATGTTAAATATAATTTATCACGAATAATGTCATTTGAAAAAGATGAAGGTGAGTTCAAACTTGAAAAATTAACATGCAATGTCGATAGTTCCACAACATATACAGCTGGCGACGGTCTTCTTGGTATAACCTTGAATAATCCTTTTATGCCACAGGCAAAACTAGAAAAAGTATATGCAAAACTAAAGGGATTTACATACAGAGGAGCAACAATAAAGACTTTGGGAGATATACGTCTGGATCCATGGGATATTATCACAGTAGAAGATGGAGAAGATGTATATAAAATTCCGGTAATGAATATTGTGCAGGAATATGACGGCGGTATGTCCATGACAATATCTTCTTATTCCAAAACAAAAACGGAAGAGGAGATAGACTTCAAGGGTCCTTCTATAACAGAAAAAGAAAGAACTTATACTGAAATACAAGAAACAAAAAATCTGTTGGCCAAAAAGGTAGATGCAGACTATGTTAATTCACATTTTACAAAAACAGAAGAACTGGATGCAACTAATGCTAAGATACGAAATCTCGAGACAAAAAAACTCGATGCAGAAGATGCTGCATTGAAGTATGCAAATATCGATTTCTCGAACATTGGAAAAGCGGCGATTGAATACTTCTACGCAACATCAGGCTTGATAAAAAATGTAGTTGTTGGCGACCAGACGATTACGGGTGAGCTTGTTGGTGTAACTATAAAAGGTGATTTGATAGAAGGTAATACTATTGTTGCCGATAAACTCGTAATAAAAGGCGAAGATGGTCTGTATTACAAGCTTAATACTGACGGAATGACCACTGAGGCTGAGCAAACAGATTACAACAGTATTAATGGACAGGTTATCAGAGCTAAGTCAGTCACAGCGTCTAAAATAGATGTTAAAGATTTAGTGGCTTTTGATGCAACCATTGCTGGGTTTAAAATAGATGATAATGCTATATATTCGATAGGAAAAGAATCAGCGGTTAGTGGTGTTCGTGGTATATATCTTAGTAAAGACGGTCAGATGGCTGTTGGCGATTCAAAACATTATATTAAGTATTATAAAGATACAGATGGTTTGTATAAGCTTAGGATTTCTGCAGATGCCTTAGAGTTTTCTACAGGTGGAAGTGTAGAAGATGCAATCGGCAATTTGAAAGATGAGCTTGATAGTGTAAAAGAAGAAATAGTTTCCATAATAAGCATATCTTCAAGCAAAGGAAATGTTTTTAAAAATACTAATGTATCAACTGTATTATCTGTAACAATATTCAGAGGTACACAGAGAATAACCAACATAGAAGAGCTCAAGGCTACATATGGAGAATCTGCATATTTGCAGTGGAAGTCACAGGAACATGACGACGATACTTATCTTGAGATTCCGTCAATTGATGAACGTATTTCAGAAAATGGTTTTAAATTTAAAATAAGCCCTAACGATATCGATACAAAGGGCATTTATACATGTGATTTAATTACAGATTAGGAGGAAAAATAAATGGCAATTAAAGCAACAGGTCAGACGACCATCATTGATGTAACTGACGCGTATTCGGTTATATTGACATCAGAGGCATTTACATTTGTTGGTAATACCTCAGGGGCACCAGCAGGATTAAAGTGCGCTACACAGGCTGTTGCATATTGTGGTTCTAACCAGTGTACAGTTGTTAACGTAGACCAGAAAGCAATTACATGCCCAACAGGGATTTCGGTTGCTGTTGAGAATAGTGGAACTGCTTCTCCGACAATTACATTTACTACAACAGCGACTGTAACAGCAGCATGTGAGGCTGTAATTCCAGTGGTTGTAGATGGCATAACAGTAAACAAGAAGTTTTCTTTCGCGGTTGCAAAGACAGGACAGACAGGACAGACAGGTGCCACTGGTGTAGGCATTAAGAGTGTTGTTAATTATTTCCTGGCATCTGCATCTGATACTGGTATAACAACATCTACTGAGGGTTGGACTACAACAATGCAGACAACAGATACGACAAAGAAGTATCTTTGGTCTTACCAGCTTATCACATATACCAATAATACAACATCAAAAACAACGCCAACTATTATTGGCACACACGGCGCTACAGGCCAGACAGGTGCTACAGGAAATGGTATTAAGAGCGTTGTTAATTATTATCTTACAACATCAGTTGGTAGCGGCGTTACAGTTAATACCAGTGGATGGGGAACATCTCCAACCGCAACTACAACAACCAATAAGTATATTTGGTGCTATCAGCTTATTACATATACTAATAATTCGACTGTTAAGACTACACCAGCTATTATCGGTACACACGGTGCTACAGGACAGACTGGTGCTGCCGGTGCAGATGCTATCACAGTCACAATAACATCTAGTAATGGAACAGTATTTAAGAATAATGCAGGAAGTACAGTACTTACAGCACATGTGTTCAAGGGTTCTATTGAGCAGACAATCACAGATGCGGGAGTAGTTAGTGGTCTTGGGTCTATCAAGTGGTATAAGGCAGGCAGTACAACAGCCTTAGCAACAGCTAAGACTCTAACAGTATCTGCGAACGATGTAGATAATACACAGGCATATACATGCCAGTTAGAAGGTTAGTAAAGAAGGGAGGCGTACGTCAAAATGGCAGTTAAAGCAGCTAGTCAAATTTCAATTATAGATGTCACTGACGCATATTCAGTTACATTAACATCGGAGGCGTACACCTTTGTTGGGAATACTGCTGGGGCTCCGTCTGGGTTGTCATGTACGACTCAGGCGGTTGCTTATTGTGGGAATACTGTATGCAAGATAATAGTGGGAACAATTACGTGTCCTATTGGTATTTCAGCATCAATTTTGAATAACAATACGGTATCTCCAACAATAACATTCAAGACGACAGCTACAATTTCTGCGGCATGTGAAGCAACGATTCCGTTAGCAATAGATGGCGTTACTATAACAAAGAAATTTTCGTTTGCAGTTGCAAAGACTGGTGCCACTGGAGCATCAGGCAAAGGAATTAAATCCACAGCAATAACATATCAGGCTGGTGCGTCTGGAAAGACTGCTCCAACTGGTACTTGGGTAACTTCTCCACCAGAGACTACAGCAGTGTTACCTTATATGTGGACTCGAACTATTATTACATATACTGATAATACGACAAGTACGTCATATAGTGTTGGCGCCACACCGGAAGGAATTCAGGTTGGCGGGAGGAATCTTGCACAAAAAACGTCTAGTAAGTACGATGCTGGTTTTTCCAAGTTCGATGGAAACGATAACGTTTGTTTTAGCATTGGAAACACTTTAACTGATGGGTTGTCAGTAGGCGACGTAATATCAATTAAGTTAATATGCAAATATACTAATATAGTATCTGTAAGTGGAAAAACTCCTCAGGTTCGTATCGTTGGAGCTGGTAATGTAACAGGTTGGAATGATAATGGGTATTTTCCAGTAAATAATTATACTAAGCTGTCTGGCTCTAATGGTGAAGTAACAATAATGTATCAGGCAATAATTAATGCCAATCATGTTAAAAATTCGTATTGGAATACGTTACTCAGAACAGATGCGATTCAAAGTGGCATAATACAATGTAAGATGTTTAAAGTTGAACGTGGTACAAAATGTACAGACTGGTCACCAGCTCCAGAGGATACTGATAATAAAATATCAGATGTATGGCAGGGAGTTAATGATGTATATGATGACTACTCGGAATTCAAAGAGAACACCTATACCAAAGCTGATATGGATACCAAGTTAACAGAAACCAAGGAAGCAGTACTTATAGCAGCTAATGCCATTTATCAACGACAGGATGCAATGGGTGATTACTATACTGTCACTCAGGCAAATTCAGCTATAGATGCCAGAGCTAATCAGATAGAGGCTAAGGTCAGTGCAATTAAAATAGGTGGTAGAAATCTCATTATCCGAACAGGGGAGCTTGTTAATAAGGCACTGGGTGCTGATGGTAATACGAATGACTATGACAAAACAAATGTAATGGGTTCGAAGATATCTGTTGTGCCTGGCGAAGAGCTTACATTTCACAAGGATAATGGGAGTGAATGGTTCAGATGGAATTGGTATGATAGTGAAGGAAAATTCATGTCGAGAATGCCAAACCAGAACAATTTATTCACATGGAAAGTTCCGGATGGCGCATATTTTATATTGGTAAGTTATCCAAATACAGGTAACGTTAAGGTGGAAAGGGGCAATCGAGCAACTGACTGGACACTAGCTCCAGAGGACACAGATGCCAAGATAGATGATATATCTATAGGCGGAAGGAACCTTATTAAAACAACTGATTTGATTGTTGGTTGGATTGATGATACTGGAGCGTTGCGATATGCAGGTGATTGGGACAAGACATTCCTTACTGGTGAATATATATCCGTTGATGCCGGAAAAGAGTATATGTTCCAATTATTTTGGACAGATGACAACACAGAAGCTTGGATTGTATATGCTTATTACAATGCTAATAAAGAGTTCATTAAGGTAGCACCAAATCAGATTTATAACACGGATAAGTATTATAAAGAGAAGATAATTATTCCAAGTGGCGTAGCGTATATGCGTATATCGTGGGAGTTCGGTGCTCAGCGTGCCGTTAAGCTCGAAAAGGGTAACAAAGCCACAGACTGGACTGCGGCACCAGAGGATACAGAAGCTAAGATTGCACTTAAGGTAGATGAAAAGTCATTGAAAAGTGCAATTGAGGCCATAGCTGATACAATTAATATAACTGCTAGGGGTGGATTGAATATTTCCGGTAACAGATTTACGTTGACATCAACGAATACAACTATTACCGCAGATGGAACAATAACCTCGAGAGGAACAGGCGTTGGTTCAGATGGAAATAAATACTTAATGGCAGCAACATTGCGAGGAGGAGAGCTTAAAGTATGGAATAATACATCTAATAATGGAGTAAGGATCCAAGGGCATGGTTTATTCGGTTATGACGATGATGGAACTAATACAATTCAATTAATATATACTCCAAGTGATGAGAACGACTTGAGTACTGGTTTGTGGTTATATTCCAATTTAGGGCAAGAAATACATGTGACAAGAAAAGAAATATGGCTCCAGGGAAATAATAGTGATGGAAGTATATATGGTTATTGCAACATAGGCAAAGGATATATGCGCATTGATTCTTCTGGAACGACATATTATGGCGATTGTGCACTATCTGTGCTAGGCGGAGCAAAGATTCAAGATCTGCACGCAATGGATAGCATGACAGTTGGATGTGATGTGGAAGAGGTTAAAATGTGGAACACATATTTTGGTTATTGTCAACCTGTTACAGCAGCGACGAACAGAGTCACGTTAAAGTGGACTGGGGCAGCTTTGCAAGTATGGATTGACAACACATTAGTAGGAACATTATTTGAATAATAGAAAGAAGGTAGTAAAAATGTTAGAGACAAGAAAAGATATTACATTTACAGGAACAAGTTATGTTGAGAAAACAGTGACAGGTTCATCTGAAAAGCAGAGAATTAATATTGTATACCTCTCAGCATCAATTTCAGATGATGGAAGCAGTGTAAGCGTTAACAAGAATATTCAGAACAAAACGGAATATCTTGCTAACAAGAAAGCTTGCATGGAGGATATGGCAGAGTTTGAAGAACTTGCATTATCTTTAATTGAATAAGAGCTCATTACAGCGTCTAGCATTAAGCTAGGCGCTTTTTTAGAAGGAGGAAAAGAAAGATGATAACATTAAAGGCAATTTACATGGCAGCAGCACACGACAAGCTGATCCAGCTTGTTATTATAGCTGTAATAATTGATACAATATTTGGAGTATTAAGGGCAATTAAAGAACGTAAATTTAACAGTTGTTTTGGTATTAATGGAGCAATTCGTAAGTGTGGAATGATAATATCCATTATGCTCCTTGTAATCGTTGATTACATAACAGGATTTAATATGATTGGATTTCTGCCGGAACAGGTTAGACAGCATATGGGTAATCAGATAGGAATTTCTGGCTTTATCGCACTACTTTATAATGCATATGAAACAGTAAGCATTTTAAAGAATATGGCGCTATGCGGTCTGCCGGTGAAGAAACTATGGTTATATGTTAAGACATTTTTGGGAAATTATACAGATGAATTGCCAGATGATGATGAGTTAGTAACAGCGAAAATAGATGTTAAGGAGGATAAATAATATGAGAACATTTCCAATAATTTCAGGTAATCATTCAGAATTTTTTAATGAGTTAGCACCAATCGTGTGCAACGAATGGGTAGGTCGTAGACGCAAAGGCGAGAGAACCATATCACCGGCTGTTGCAATGGCACAGGCTGCTTTGGAAAGTGGTTATAATATCAATGCTTCTTCACTTTTTGGAATTAAAGGCGAAGGTTTTGTATCATCGACAGAAGAATATATTAAAGGTATTGAACAGACTATTGTCGCCAGTTTCGTAAAGTACCCTAGCATTACAGCTTCCATTGATGGTTATTATGACCTTATGCAGGATGATAATTATGCAGACGCAACATCGGCAAACACTGTCGAAGGCGAGCTGTATGGATTAACTAATGCAGTAGATGAAGGTTATGATGCAGACGGAAACTGGGTTGGATATAACTACGCAACAGACCCTCAGTACTATTCTAAGTGTTTATGGATTGTTAATGAATATGGTCTTAGAGCTTATAACGATTATGTTTGGAGTGTTGTTAATTCTTATGATGATACACCGGAAGAAGCAGAACCAGTTGAGCAGCCAGATCAGGAACTTGATGAAGATGTAATCGATGCCATCTATAGAGGAGAGTATGGCAATGATCCAGAGCGAAGACAGAATCTTGAAGCTGCAGGTTACAATTATGCAGACTATCAGGCGGCCATGGAAGCTAAGTATTATTCTAAAGATAATACACCAGCAGAAAATGAGGAAGAGCCGGCAGAGGAAACACCTCAGGAGGCAGAAGAAAGAGTGGCAGTTGTAGAACCAGGAGGAAGTTTCTGCCAGATTGCAAGAGATTACCTTGGAGATGAAGGTAGAGCATCAGAACTTGCAGAGCATAATGGAATGACGCTTGATGATATGCTTTATGCAGGTATGGAGTTAAGACTTCCCAACTAATTACTCACTTATACAACAGTGTATATCATACTGGATTGCACATATAACAGCATTGTGATAACATATATATAAATAGGTAGAAAGACAGTCAAAATGTGTACAATGAAACAGTGTACACATTTTGTACACAATATGGATTAAATAATGTTGATTTATAATAAATCAGAATAATCTAATATAAATATGTAAAGCCCTTAAACCTGCATAAATGCTGATAAAAACAGCATGATAATAAACACAAATAAATTGTAAAAATTTGATTTCAAAGTTGGGTAATAACCCTATGGTAGGCGCTACTGTTGCTGTAGCTGTTTCCAGTGAAGAAGCTGCTAAGAATGGTAAGTTCTAATAAAAATGTATATTAAAACCGTATAATACGGGTTTAAGAGCCTGTCGCATCAATTGGTGCGGCAGGCTCTTTTTAAAAAAC